ACTTTACTTATTAAACTTTTTCTTATTAAATTGTTAAGAATGAATTGACTGCGTTCGTCAAATGCCTCAACTGGTAATGGTCTATCTATAAATTCTAACAGATCCTTTTCTTCGTTAGTGGTGTATATTTCAAAACTTTTTATTAGTTCATTTAGTTTCATCGTCTGTGTCCACTTGCATGCCGGGTTTGATCATTTTTGCAGGATCGGGTTTTGTTCCTGGCTTTGGTTTAGTTTGTAATTTTACTTTGCCTGTGGAATCTTTCTGCAACGCTGTGGGATTTTTCTTTAGATCTATAGTAGTTTTAGTACCATCTCCATTGTCTATTTCTGCACTGACGTTTGGAACGACTCTAGTTATCTTAGCAGGCATTGCTTCTAACAGTTCTTTTATTTTCATATTCTTTTACCTTTTGAACTTCTACGTTTTGGCTTGATTCTTCTCATGCCCACATTTAATTTAGGCAATCTTTGACTTGCAGGGTTGGTTCTTTTGGTTCTACTGGCTTTAGTGGTCATGGTAGAACCTTTTCTTCGTTTAGTCGCTTTGAGTGTTATACTGGCTTTAACGTTAAGTGGTGCTGTGCAGGTACTGGGTTTGCTAACTATTCTACCTTTTCTACTGCCGCTAGTGCAACGATACTTTCGTACAGTTTTGTTACCTTTTTTTCCAAAGATACCAACTACACCTTCTGTAATTTCCTCTATCAACATCAACGTTTACCCTTGCGTTGTGCTCTGTTTAAACGAGCTATTCGTTTAGAAACAGGGTTCATTCTTTTGGTTCGCTGTGCTTTTCTAGCCATTCTAGCACCTAATCGTGCTTTGGTCTTTTTAAATTGTATTCTTTTTTTAATATCTGGTGCAGCAAAACACTGTGCTAATTTTGCAACAATTCTGCCTTTTCTAGGGCCGCCTGAACAGCGATATTTTCGCACAGCTTTTTTACCAGAGCGTGCCCAAATTTGTTTTTCATCAATTTGATCAATAAAAATTTCACGAAGTAACATAAAGTTATTTATCGTGATTTATAGGTTCATTAATAAAACAATTACTGTAGAAAGCAACCCTGCTACTATTGTACCAGCAGATCCTATAATAACCTTGGCTAGACTGTTTTGTCCAGCTTTCATATCTTCAGCAATACCATCTAACTTATTTTCGACTTTGGTCAATCGTTGATCCAAGGCAGCATAACGTATTGCACACAGATCTACGTGTGCTTCTAAACTTTCTTTTTCTAACTGAGTAGAAGGTAAAGACATCGCTAACTCTCCAAAAAATACGTTTGCCTAAGTTAGTGCCTCAATTGTAAATTATTTATCAATCTATGCGTTTAAATAGCAAATTGATCTTGCGTTTGTTTTTGGTTTCAAACACACTTTCTTTTAAAGTAATAGATTCACTTAGCCCTGTAATGATAGGTATTAAATCAAAATCATTTTGCAATACTGCAACATCAATACCGTCGGCATATTCGATATTAAATCTTAATCGCCATATTTTGTGTTCACCTTTATAAATGTAACCAAACCCTTGTTTATCTACAGTAACAGTTTCACATATAGGAGATTCATCAAAATATGGAATTACTCTTAATCCTAAAGTTTGAACTAGTGTTAAAAAATTCTGTTGTTGGTGCCATTTGGGATCTGTTTTATCAAATCTTGCTTTGGTTTCGGTTATGTCTATTAATGTTTGAAGTTCAAAAAGCATATGTTATTTACAGAGATAAAAAAAACGCCACTGCAAAAGTGGCGTTTTTGTTTGTAGTTTTTATGCGTATTACATACCTTCTAGGTCTGTTGGCTCTGTAACAGTTACAGTTTGTGTATCTGATAGAGTTGCAACACCGCCTGATACTGTGAAAGTACCAGTGTCTAGAATCTTTGCAATTTGAGTTGCAATCCAACTTATATCAATAGCATGACGATCTGCAACAAAGTATAGTTCTGTACCGTTTGCTTTGAACTGTAGGATGTGGCCTACTGAACCTAGTGTATCAGTTACGAATGATGCTTTTTCATCTGTACCAACTTGTGCAAGACCTGCACCACTCAACACAACCTTATAAACGGTTTGTTGCATATTTCTTTGAATTGTACCTCTAGCAATTGGCGTAGGGTTAACTTTTGTTACTGCTGGCATTTGTTTTCTCCTAATCTCTAATGCCAAATTCGCTACTCTGCGAACTTGTATATGTAATTATTTATCAAATCGATAAAAAATACAAATGTTATAACTTCTTTTTTGCTCGTTTATGAAGGGCTCTTAGGTTTTGCACATAAGCAGGACCGGCTTTTACAATATCATCTATCAAAGCTATCGCAGGCAAATAAGCTTGTACCATAGGAGCAGGAATACCTTTGCCATCTTTTGCTAGTTCTAAGAATCGTTTAGTTAAACCTAAACTGGCATTTCCGACAATGTATCTATACAACGCAATGTCGGTAGGCGATATTAGAATATCTGGTACACTTATGGTTGGTTCAGTATCTGCAACACGATCTGTTTCTAGATTTTTAACAGCAGCAAATTTTTCAAAATCATCTATAATATCCGAAGAGCGAAGTTTTGCTCTCACAGCAAAAATCAATTGTGTAAATGATCTTTGTTTTTCTGCAATGGTTAGCTTTTTCCAATCACTTAAACTTCTGCGTATATCTTTATAGGTCGTGTTTGTTATACGTAAACTGTTTTCTAATTTAATAAACAAACTGCTAACTAGCAAGGGACTTTTACCCTGTGCTAATTCATTGAGATATCTATTTAAATCTCTTACAGGTACTCGAGTTGACTTTTTAGCAGCAATTGCTAGATCAGGTTCTTTTAGCTTTCTTTGTGCAGAATCGTCACCTACAAGAAAATATATGAAATTATAAAGATCCGTGCCCATGATTCTATAAAACTTATACAATTCAAATCCTACTGTTTTTTTACAATAGGTTTGAATAAACAATTTAAAATCAGGATATTGATTCATCATTTCTAATGCAAGCAACATAAGATACAGTCTTTCAGCACAGTCTGTATAGGTAAGCTTTTGACTGCTACCATTATCCTTGGTCATTCTTGCTTCAAAAAGTTCTTTTATAAATTCCATTGTTTACTCTGGACGCCATCTATGTCTTGGCACTAGTTTAGTTTTACTTGCTCTGTCAACATACCCTTCTCCGCCTGCTTCACCTTTTGTACTGGCTTTTACATCTGCAGAGGCAGCATCTAGTTGATCTATTATGTCGTTTTTAACTGCCATTATCTTGTTAACCAATTCAAATATTGCATTAAACGCGGTAGAATTGCTTTGAAGCATCTGTTTAATTTTAACTTGCTTGTTTGGACTAACTTTACTTTGTTCTAACCATGTGACAAATCCCTGGTTTAATTTGTTCAATTGTTGAGTTTTGCTCATATAATTAATATAGGTGTACAGTATTTGTTTCACGTCGCTTAACCCCTGTTGAGGTGCTAATACTGAATCTATTGCTGATCCATATTTGTTTGCAAGGGTTTCTATCTCTTTTACACTGCTTTTATCTACTTTTGGTTGATGTGGTACATAGGTAGGTCCTAAAACAACAACTTCTCTACTGTTAAGTGCTTGCACATTGTCTACTGGTTCGCCTGCACTGGAACCGAATTCGTCATGATGAAGATGTGCTACAACTCCTACTGTGCTGGAACCAATTCTTTTACCTAACTGTGAATTTGGATCAACTGTATAAGTTACCTTATTAGGAGTAAATTCAATACCAGATTCTGTTTTTTGATAAGGATCGCCCGGATAGTACAACAAATCTCCAAAGTAAAAGCCTCTGACGTTGGGAGGAGTTGCCTTTTCCATAATAGAAAACACTGTGCCTAAATCGTTTGCTAGTTTTTCCCTCCAGTCTTCACCTTTACCCGAACTGGCTATGAAATTTCTTAAATCTTCGGCACTGTTGCTTTTTCTTCGGCCCCATCCGTTTTTACCTACGAGAACGAATTCTCCGTCTGTATCTCTACCCCAGTAGATTGCAATCCTGCCATCCCACTTTACACTAACTGAACCTGCATCTGTGCCTAATCTATTTAGAATTTCAACTGCTTCTTTAGCACCTGCGGATCCGTCTACCACCACTAGGTCTTCAAGATGTTGATATTCTCTGCCTACCTTTGCTTCAGTGATGACCTGTCGAAATTCTATAAATCTCATGATATACGTTCCATCATTTCACGGAACCATTCCATTGTTCCAACAGGAAATGATTCTTTAGGCGTAGTTTGTTTTTTTGCAAATGCAGGATCCTGTTCTAGATCCGCTAACATGTTTTTACCGCCATCGGGCAATGCTTTTGCTATAGATTCTACGCTTCCGAGGTCTTTACCAGTTGCGTTGTCACCAATCAAAGTTTTTGCAATTTTATCTAGATCATCTGTATAAAACTTGCTTTTTTTACCATCAGGTCCTCTAGTCCATAGACCTTCATAAGGGCTCCAAAGCAGTCCGTTTTTTCTTGCTAGATACGCAAGTGCTACATGTTTATGTACACCTTTATAAGGAGAACCTTTTGGAATATCGTGTACGTGAAACTTTTGTGCAATTTCAGCTTTTGGTACAACCATTATGTCAACTTGATGAGCACTGTCGCCAACTGGTGATCTAACGTGTACTGAAACACCACTTTGACCTGTTTGATAACCAGCTTGGTCAAACAGATCTCTCAAGTTCTTTCTAACTGTTTTTATATCCGTATTTTTGAAATAATTAGCCAGTGCGTCTGCATCTACAATCATATCCAAGTCACCACTGATTTTACCAGGAGTAGGTGTAGCACCACTTCCGATAGGTAATGCTTTGGTTCCTATTTTAGCAAGAACACTGTTGATTGGTTTAATAATCGCAGGAATGTCTTTGTGATCGAAAGGTTTTGCATCTTGAAAAACATTACCGCCTTCTTTTATAAAAATCATTGTTTTGATTTCTCCTCTATTACTCTTTGTATACTTCTTCTAAACTTGCGTGGGTCAGATGCTTTAATGCTATTGAAAAAACGACGTTCTAACTCACCTGCTGTTTCTATATCATAACTAGCATGAATCCTACTCAAAAGATTTATAGCACTTTCTATTATATTGTTGGCACTGGCTTCAATAAGATAATCGGTATTTCTCTTACCGTGAACCGTGTTCAATTCTTCTAAAATACTTCTAGTTCTTTTTCTCATTTTAGTTTTCCTATAGTGTATTTATTTTACAAAGAAACAAATGAGAAGAAGAAAAAATAGGGAGGTGTTAACTCCCTATTTTATAGTTTAAATAATTATCGTGCTAAGCCAGCAATCATTGCTTGAGTTTCTGCGAGAGCAGGATCAGGTACAAGACCATACTGCTCAAGAGGGCCACCAGGACCAGCCATGTCGTCGCTCATAAAGAACTCAATAAACTCATACAATCCAGGAACAACACCAAGATGCGCTGTCTTTACGTAGAAGAAGATTGGGCGAGAAATCCTGTAAGTACCATCAGCGATTAACTCACGAGTTGGAGTAATTCCCTGAAAAGTAGCAACTTGAAGTTTGTCGGTATTGTTTTCATAGAAGGACAGTCCAAACACCCCAACACCGGTTTTATTAGCAGCAAGACGAGAAAGAGTTTCAGAATAATCACCATCGATATCTATAACACGACCATCAGTACGTAGAGCTGTACACTTCTTAGTGTCTCCATCACGTGCTTTGAATGCTTTGTCGGTTTCAAACATCTTACAGCCTTCAGTGATTGCTTTTACATCAAACACTTCACGAGTACCATGCTTTGTTCCTGGAACAAACACTAGGATCTCTTGATTGGGAAGGTTTGATTCAATATCACTCCACTTATTATGCGGATTAGGAACAAGTTTGCCGTTGACTAGAACTTCTGCAGCCATAGCCTCAAAGAGGATTGAAGGAGTGAATTCAAATGCAGGTCCATTGATATCTGAAGCAAATACAATTCCATCGTACCCGATGCGAACCTCTGTTACTTTACCGATGACTGCTTCACATGCTTTCCATTCATCTTCTTTCATTTTAGAACTGCTATTTGCGATGTCGACTGTGTTAGTTCCAGTTCCTTCGCAGAGCTTCTTGCGGCCTGCGCCGGATCCACCACCTTCTACAACCGGTGTTGGGAAGTCAAAGTTTTCGCCAAATGCCTCAGCAACAATAGTTGCGTAGGGTAATACTGTTGAACTGCCGGTAACGTGAACATTGTCACGTGCGACAACTTGTGTTGCGGCTAAAGCAAATGCCGCACCTATTATAAATGATTTCATATGTTATGTCTCCTTTTGATTCCCATTTATTGTGTAAGGTTAAGGGGACTTTTGTTTCCCCTTAACTAATTTAAATTAACCTATAATACCGCCGTCATTACGAGTAACAGCGATCACACCACTTCTTGCTAAACCACCAAATGGCCATGTGCTGGGTTTTCCTTCTTCGCCAGGATGTTGAACACCTACAAACATAGTTTTGCGATCTGCACTCCATGTCAAGCCAGTAATCTCGCAAGCAACAGGTCCTACTAGGAATCTATGTATTTCACCAGTTTCGGTATTGCCTACTAACATTTGATTATTACCTTGGCCAGCAAAGTTTTTTTCGTTGCTGTAGTTGCCATCGGTTTGAATCCAAAGATTACCTAAACTATCAAACTTAATACCATCGGGGCTATTAAACATGTTGTCTGCTGTAACATTAGCACTACCTGCCATAGAATCTGAATGGACTGTTGGATTACCTGCTAGAACGTAAAGATCCCAAGCAAATGTATTTGCAGCATGATCTTCATCAGTTGGGTTCCAGCGAAGTATGTGTCCATAAGGATTACCTGCTCGTGGGTTAGCAGCATCAACAGGTTGATTTTCTTTTTCGCCACGATTTTTGTTGTTGGTTAAGGCCACATAAACTTCAGCCTTTTCTGGATGAGATGCTACCCATTCTGGACGATCCATTGTAGTTCCGCCTACTTTTGTAGCAGCAATTCTAGCAAAAACAACAGTTTCGTCAGCAGCCATACCTGCATCAGCAAGATTTAGCCATTCGCCTGTGCCGTTGTCGTTGAATTTAGCAACATACAAATCTCCTTCATCTAACAGAGATGAATTGTCACCGCCTTCTAAATACACGTTCTTAGAAACAAAACGGTATAACATTTCGCCTCTTTCGTCGTCGCCGCTGTAAACCACAACACGACCGTCTTTATTAATGACAAGTTCTGCATTTTCATGCTTCAAACGTCCATGGGCAGTCAATTTTTTAGCAGCGCCGGTAGCAGGATCAATTTCAACTATGTAGCCGTGACGATTGGTTTCGTTAGGCTCTTTGCTAAGGTCGAATCTGTCATCAGTTTTAATCCAGTTGTACCCCCAGTCAACATTAGCAATACCATACCGCTTCATTTCGTCAGTGCGAGGCGCTTCTTCCCCTAGGCTGTTGGCAAAATAACCATTGAAGTTTTCTTCACAAGTTAGATATGTTCCCCATGGAGTCATACCATTACCACAGTTATTCCATGTTCCTTTCACAACTACACCTTCTGAATCTGCTGAGGTTTTTAGAAGATTACTACCTCTTGCAGGACCAACCACTGCAATCTCAGTGTCGGGAGTAATGCGTCTGTTATAAACGCTGTCAAGCACAGGTGTCCATTTGCCGTCGTTGTTACCAATCTCTACGATAGTAATACCGTGTGCTGCTTTATTCTTGTTTACATCGTCATCTGTTATGGGCTTGCCTTCTTGATGAGCAAACATCAATTCTAGGTTAGTATATTCGTTATTAATAACAAGCAAGGTTTTGCCATCAACTTTGAACACATCCATACCGTCGTTGTTGTCACCCATAGTTACAGCTTGATCGGCTGCTGTAAAGTTTAAAGGATCAAATGTTTTACCAGCACTGGTTAACGGGTCACCCCAGTTAATGACTGGATACCAACTATAACCTTCTGGTAATGTAATAGTATCAGCACTAGTAGCTGCTACAGGAGTAAAGTTTATTGCATTAAATGCACCGGCATTTGCTCTGCTGGTTAAAGCAGTTGTGCTAAGAAACGCACTGGTTCCAATAATAGCGCCCACTCCGGTTAGAAAATATCTTCTTGAAATTACGTTGTCTAGTTCTACAGTCTTGTTAGGATTTTGAATTTCATCCCATTCGTCGAAACTTATTCTGTCTTTCATACGCTTTTCCTTTATGTTATGATAATAAAAAAGGAGCACATTGGCTCCGAAATAAAGGATAGATAGACTTTTCCATGTTATGGTTTACGGTGTGTGTGTTCATGTGTCTGTCCTTTATACCTTTATTTAACTGTTACACTAAATTATAATTGTAACAATAATATGAAGATTGTGTGAAATTTTTGTAAAATCTTTATTTTTTTGATTTTTTTCTAGCAAATTCTACGATTTCCTTTGCTACATTAACGCCGGTATATTTTTCAAAGCCTTTAAATCCAGGAGCACTGTTGGCTTCGCATAATTTGTAATCATCCTTGTCGAAAAGTAGATCTATTCCTGCGATATCTAACCCTATTGCTTCTACAGTTTTTAAACTTAATTCTACAATTCTATCATTAAGCGGAAAGTTTTCTCCAACACCACCCCTAGTAATGTTTGCTTTGAAACTGCCATCTGTGCTGCTGCGTTTCATTGCACCTAACACTTTGCCACCCACTACATAGGTTCGTATATCTTCTCCTGGTTTAGAGTCTACATACTCTTGGACTATAATTGCTTCGTCTTGCTTGATGCCATGAGCAAATTCTATAAAATCTGTGAATTCTTCTATAGAACGAACGAGATAAACACCCCTACCATAACTGCCGGAAAATATTTTTACCACGGCAGGAAAACCAATTACTTTTTTAACCAGTTTAGCATCTACAGGATGCTTAACCAACATTGTTTTTGGCGTGGGCAATCCGTGCTCTGCAAAAAATTGGCTGGCCCAGAGTTTGTCTTTTGTTATTTCAATAGCATTACTGCCGTTACACATAGGCACCCCCAATCTTTCAAAATGCCTATAAACACTAAATCCAAAATAGCCAGTACCGGACCCTGTTCTGGGGATTATTACATCAGGTAAATTAACTACTTTGCTTTTGTATCTTATACTGCGTCTGTCATCTCTATCTACTAATATGTCAAGCCTCGGATGAAGTATCAATTCAACTGATCCTGATCCTTCTTCTAACAGTCTGTCAGTTTCGTAATTGGTTAAATCGTCTTTCTTTTTAAGAATGACCCATGCTTTCATTTATCTTACCTCTACTAAATTATTTTTAAAAATCTGCCAGGCTGCTTCCCAACTCCAGCGCAGGCTGTGATTATACACTACTTCTCTATCTAGAACAAGACATTTTTCCACAGCATCATACAAGTTCTCGCTCATAAATCCTGTAAATCCTTGTTCTATTACATCCACAGGACCTTGAACAGGAAAAGCAGCAACAGGTGTTCCACAAGCCATTGCTTCAATCATTACTAAACCAAATGTGTCCCAACGGCTGGGAAATACAAACGCATCTGCTTGTTGATAATAGTGTGCCAGTTCTGCTCCACGCTTGAATCCTACAAACTCTACGTGAGGATACTTTGATTTGTATTCTTCTAATTTAGGACCTCCACCTACCATAATTTTTTTACAGTTAGGATAGTCCAATTCAAAAAATGCTTCTAGGTTTTTTTCCGCACTGACTCTACTTACACAAACCAACACGGTAGGTGAACTTTTTGTTTTTCTATGCAAAGGTTTAAAAATGTTTCTATCTACACCTCTAGTCCAAGACACTACATTATCTTTGAATCCGTGACTTTTCAATTCTCTTACCATACTTTCTGTAGTGGTCAATACTCTATTCGAATTTAAATGAAACCAACGTATAAGTGGCCAAGTAACAGCTTCAGGTATACCTAATATTTCCTTTATACCTTCAGGAAACTTAGTGTGGTAAGCAGTATTGTAACGATACCTGTGTATTGTAAGATACCTTCGAGCAAACAAACCCATAGGACCTTCTGTTGAGATATGGATATAATCCGGATTAATCTCCTCGATCGTTTTGCCCACCGCGGTAGGTGTTGTAAGAGCAAGCTTGACTTCGTTATATTTAGGGCAATCAACATAGCGGTACCTCCTGGGATTAAGATAATGTATATCATAACCATCCCTAGTCGCATACGATTCAATATTTTTGTAAGTCGTAACGACTCCATTTATCTGATCCTCTAGATTATCGCTAACAATCAATATTTTCTTTCTGCTCAACTTTCCATCCTTTATGTGTTTGTGTATCACCTGCTACAAGATGTCTTACGGCTTTGTGACGTAAATTGTATTGTTCGGCAAAATCATATTTAGACATTGTTACTATTGTACCATTTTTGTGTGTAAAGGTATAAGGAGTAGGATCATATCTAGGATTGTTTCTTCCATTCTGGTCTGGGCGTCTTGTTCTGTATTCAGGATTAGCCCATACTTTCTTTGCTGCTTCACTTTGTTTACGTTTATACTCTTCAGTACTAAAAGTAGTCTTTCTTGTTTCCAATACCTTACTCCTATAATTGTCTTGTGTCCATAAATCTTTAATATATTCGGAATTACTGCCATTGCCTGTTTCCTCTACTAGATTAGCATAATTAGGACTATCAACTACATTCCATAGATCGCTGTAGTATGCTCCCCATTTTGCAACTTGCTCTTTATCAGTACATTCTTTTAACACTTGCGTTTCCCAGTCCCATCCGTGCGTAGATAGATGTCTTTTCCAATACACTCCCGATCCAGGATATCGATGATAGTCTTCCTGCGAAGTTTGACATAGATACTTTAGTCCAGTTTTGTTGTGTGTCTTTAATAATAATCGTATCATACTAATATTCATCTAAAACCGGCACCTCCGTAACTTTACAGTAACAATTAGTATTTTCTTTCCATTTGTCATATTCTATTATTTCCCATGTTCCGTCTGTGTGTTCTACTAGTGCAGTTCTGCTTTCTACCCAATCACCGTCGTTCATGTATACTATACCATCAATATATCTTATTTCTGCTTTATGAATATGGCCACAAACAATACCGTTGTAGCCGTTGCTTCGACAGTAGTCAGCCAGTGTATTTTCAAAATGATTGATAAAACTTACTGCCTGCTTGGTATTTTGTTTTAGGTAATTACTTAAACTCCAATATTCTAAACCAAATACAGTTCTAATTCTGTTGAGTTGTAGGTTTAACCATATACTGAATGTGTATAAACTATCGCCTAGGTGAACTAACCAAGTGTGATCCAACATCAAACTATCAAAAAAATCACCATGTATTATCAAATAACGATTACCGTCTAACCCTGTATAATCATGTCTGTCAACCAGTCTAATTCTGCCTAGTGCTATATCAAATGTCAAGAACTTCCTCAGTGCTTCATCGTGATTTCCCAAAAGATAAAAAACATCGGTATCGCGTTTGGCTGCTGTAAGTATTCTTCTCACTACGTTAGTGTGACTTTGAGGCCAATACCAACGTTTTTTCAAACGCCACCCATCTAAAATATCTCCGACTAGAAATAAATTGTCGCAAGTGTTATTCTTCAAGAAAATACACAACTCATCGGCAGAACACCCTTTTGTTCCTAAATGTATATCTGAAATAAAAATTGAACGATAATGCATGATAATATTTAAGCCTAATAATACAGGATAATTGTAACAATTGTATGATATGCTGCAAACGCATAACGTCTTTGCGTTAAACACAGTTGATTTTGTGGTATTTCAGTGTTAAATATAATGGTATGTTGCAGTCGCAGCATAGCACACACATATAGGAAAATATAAAAATGTTGAATATAAAGTTTTTCGAAAGTTTTGTCAAAACTTTTGGTGGATCACCTGTTGTAAGAGCAAGCGACGCAGATCTACTGACCTGGGCTAGAACAGAATACAAAAGTGATGCTGCTTGGGCATTTAATTACATGAAAAAGACCGGCGGTGTTCCTCCAGAAGGGGGACGCAATGTTAGTGAAATGGTTATCTAACGTTCTTGTATCAAAAGATCATGAACAGCGATTGATA